GGCATAACTTTTTCAATAGTATATCCTGCTCCTAATTTATTTGTATACTGTTTTGTATTTTCGTCATAATGTCTTTCTTTTAAATGTTGTTTTTCAATATGATAAGGATTTTGCATTCTTTCTCTATCATAATTTAATTCTCTTACATAAGCGGCAATTCTTGGTGCATAAGCTAATGCATTTTCTGAATTTTGTCTTATAATATTAGCAACTTGTCTTGTCATATCTCCATATACAACAGGTACCTGTCTTAAAGTTACGGTGTCATTTTTAGCTTTTCCGGTTTCTACAGAAAAATTACTCAAAATTCTAATAAATTGAGTTAAAAATTTTCTAATTTGTCCTTCGTAAAAATGTAACATTAATTGTCAGCCTTTGGTTTTAATGCGTCTGATAATGATTGCCGTTGTTCAACTGTTAATCCATTTATTGTAGTTGTACCAGACTGATTAACAAATTGAGTTTTCCAATTTGCTTTTGCATCAGTATTACTCATAGTTAATCTAACTGAATCTTCAATTTTAACCCATCTGAGTCCATCAAAACGGAACAATCTATTTGGTAAGTAATCTGTTCGTAACCAGTAATCTCCCTTATTAACATTAGAAGTAGGAAACTTTGTATCAGCTCCTGCAGGATATCCGTTTGGTGCAACACCATCTCCATCATAATAAAATCCATAATGTGAACTTGCTGGTGTATCTATTGTTGCATTTATTGGTTTATCTGAACTAATTCTTTCTGTTGTATTAACATTATCAGTTCTAGTATTACCTCTTTCATCTATTGGCGTAACATAATATTGTTTATAAGTAAATCCTGATTTAGGAGCATCGACTTCTGCTTGATCTACAATTGCATCATTAATTTCTTTTTCTTTATTATAGGTACTCATATAACTTGCAAGAGAACCTGTTGTAGTTGCATCACCAATAATGTCTCTAAATTCTTGAGAATCAATCATTGTTTTTAATTTTAATCTTAATAAATGTGGCCACCATGTTGCTGAAAATCCTTCTGCCGCTCTGTTTACATCTTCTATTACATAATATCTTTTAAGTGCAATTGGTATACTTTCATCTAAACTAAAATCTTCTTTCATGTGTGGAAATTCTACTACATCTCCTGACATAGGTTTTCTACCCACTCTTTCAACAATATCATTCATGTGTACAGTTAAAAATATAGTATCATTTTGTAAAAACATACCAAATTGTGATAAATTAAAATCTATATCTTGAACATTATAGATACCTCTAATTGTATAGATATCCGGTGCATATTTTCTGTCTCTATTTTCTAAAAATAATAAATCTTGTATAGTTCTTTCGTTCATTGCGGCCGCATCACTATCAGGACCAGTACCAGTATATCGAGGTTGTGATGGAGATGCTGGTCCATCCTTATTTGTAGCTCCTTGGTCGTAAGGTCCTAAATATTTGTGAAAAAATAGGTCTGTTCCACCGACTTGAAACATTTCATTTATAGTACGGTCAAAAAACTTATAATCGTTCCCTTTTTCTGGCTTATATATTGACAATCTCGGCATATTATCTATATTTATAGATAGTAAAAGAACTATAAATATGAGTATGTCGGAACTACAAACAGGTCAACAAGAAGTATTTGAATACGTTAAAACAAACCTCGGCGAGGGAATGATTGACGTAGAATTAGACCCTAAACACTATCAAATAGCATTGGAACGAGCTATAAACAGGTATAGACAAAGATCGTCTAATGCTGTGGAAGAATCTTATGCGTTTTTAAAATTAGAGAAAAATCAAAATAGTTACATTTTGCCTGATGAAGTAATTAATGTTAGAAAATTATTTCGTAGAACGGTCGGCGCTCGTACAGAAGGTGGCGAAGGCGGAACACTTTTTGAACCATTCAATCTTGCATATACCAACACATACTTGTTAAGAGCAGGAGCAACAGGTGGTCTTGCAACTTACTTTGCTTTTGCATCATACCAAGAATTAATTGGTAAGTTATTTGGAAGTTTTATACAATTTCATTTTGATGTTGCAACTAAAAAACTTACAATTACACAAAAACCTAGAGCAGATAACGAAACTGTATTAATGCATACTGACAATTTTAGACCAGACATAACACTTTTTAAAGACATATATTCAAAACCCTGGGTTAGAGATTACACACTAGCAATATGCAAAGTAATGTTAGGTGAAGCTAGAGGTAAATTTAATCAAATTGCTGGTCCACAAGGTGGTACAACCCTTAACGGTGCTGAACTAAAACAAACTGGTACTGCGGAAATGGAAAAACTTGATATAGAAATAAACAATTATCAAGAAGGTGGTACACCACATAGTTTTGTTATAGGTTAATTCATTATCAAAACATTTTAAATATCCATAATGAGTGAAGAACGTTGTAAGAGATATTCTGACTGTACGTTAGATGAATTAGCTGAGATTGTCCAGGATTTGGAAAATATGTCCTATGCGGCTGAAAAACCAGATATGATAAAACTCATATTTGAAGCTGTAACAGAGTGTAAAAAAGAGATAGAAAAACGCTTAAAAAAATAGTATAATCAATTAATGTTAATAGGATTAGTAGGACTAATAGGTTCTGGCAAGGATACAGTTGCGGATAGATTAGTAACAACACATGGATATAAACGAGATAGCTTTGCAAAAAGTTTAAAAGATGCTGTTAGTTCAATGTTTAATTGGGATAGAGAAATGCTAGAAGGCAATACTACATCTAGTAGACATTGGAGAGAACAACCTGATAAATTTTGGAGTGAAAAAATGGATAAAGAAGTTACTCCACGTTGGATATTACAACAATTTGGTACTGAAATTATGCGTGGTCAAATGTATGATGGGATATGGGTTGACTCTGTTATTGGAAGATACAAAGGTGAAAATACTGTTATTTCAGATACTAGATTTCAAAACGAAATTAAAACTATTAAAGCACACGGTGGCAAAATACTACTTGTAAAAAGAGGAGAATTACCCACACGTGAAGAGATGCAAAAACAAGGTGCACATCAATCTGAATGGGATTGGATGGGTAGTACGTTTGATTATGTTATTGAAAACAATAGTACTATAGAAGGACTAAATGCTAACACAGATCAATTTATTCATCAGCTACAAGGTCGCCAATCTTCCAGCCAAGCCGTCTAACACTACCTAAACGTTGACAATTAGCACATACAGTTTTTAAATTAGTAAAATTTATATTCCTCATATTTCCGTCTACAAAAAATACATCTAATTGTATAGATTTTTGTGCTTTAAATCCACATAATTCGCAATTATTTTTTTTACGATAACCAGAACGTTGTAATGCAGTAATTCCACCAATACGTAATTTTTTCCTTTTCCTACTACAAGTATCACATAACCTACGCCAATAAATTTTACTACCTTTTTTATAAGCATAAGCTCTTGGCTTAGATTTGCATTGTGTACATAACGGCCTTATACCTGTAATCATTGTAATCGTATTTACGTCGCCTATATAGGTACCAGATTTTGTAGAATAATGTCAGTAAAAGCAAATGATTACATAAATAGTTCTAGTAGACGTATAAATTGCAAGGAGAATACGAAACATGGCATTAACATCACCAGGAGTAGAAGTAAGTGTAATAAACGAGAGTTTTTATGTACCATCAGATGCAGGTACTACACCACTTTTTATAGTAGCATCAGGACAAGATAAATCAAATGGTGCGGGTGACGGAACTGCGGCAGGTTCAACAACTGCAACAGCCAACACAGCATATTTGGTTTCTTCACAAAGAGAATTAACCGAAACATTCGGGGATCCAAAATTTTACACTGACTCATCAGGTAGCCCATTACATGGGTATGAACTAAATGAATGGGGTTTACAAGCGGCATATTCTTTCTTAGGAATAGCCAACAGAGCATATATTTTAAGAGCAAATGTTGATTTAACAGAATTAGTAGGAGGTGCATCAGGTCCTACTGCTAACCCAACAAATGGTACATACTGGTTTGATTTAGGAACAACTAGTCTGGGACTATTTGAATGGTCAGCAACAGATCAAACATTTACAGCAATTGCACCAACATTAATAACAGCAATAACTGATTTAGTTGGTGATGCTTCAACAGGAGCACCTAAAACTTCAATAGGTTCACAAGGTGATTATGCTGTAAACACAACACACGTTACAAACAAAATTTATTATAAAAATGATGCAAACGCTTGGGTCCAAGTAGGTTCACAAGCATGGCACATATCACACCCAATAACTTCAGTTGCATCAGGTACGACTGTTGTACAAGGTCAAACTATGACAATAAACGGAGTTACAGTTACAGTTTCAGGTGGAACAGCACTTTCACACGTTGCCACAGCAATCAATGCCGCAAATATTCCTAACGTAACTGCGGCAGTAGATACAGTTACACTCAATTTAGAAATTTATCACACTGGTTCTCTTGAATCAGCTGGTGAAAACAAAATCACATATGCAGAAGGAACTGGAGTATTAGCTTCTTTAGGAATTACAGCGGCAACATATAACGGTGTTGCATTTTTACAAGACAAACATACTAACAGACCAACTTGGAAAACTGCAGATGAAAATAGACCTAACGGTTCAGTTTGGTTTAAAACAACTTCAGCAAATTCAGGTGCTAATACAGTTGCAAAACTTTATAGCACAGCAAGTAAATCTTGGTCAACAGTTGCAAGTCCTTTATATACAACAAATCATTCAGCAATTTATAACCTAGATCCATCAACAGGTGGTACTGGTATAGGCGTTGGATCACTTTATACTCAATACAATGTAACTGAACAAAGTATAGGAACTGATCAAACAGATGTTACACCAAACGTAGGTGATTTACAATTATTTAGATATGAAGGTGGCGTAACAACTATTACTTCAAATACATTAACACCAACACCTACAAGTGGACATACATTTACAATTCAAGAATCATTAAAAAATCAAGAAGCATTGGGTTCAGCAACTACGATAACATTAGGCGGAACAGATGCAGATGCATTTGTGGCGGCGGTAAGTGCGGGAGGATTAACAAACGTAAGTGCTACTAAACTTGCAAGTGGTGCCATTGAAATGTCACACGCATTAGGTGGTGAATTTAGAATGAAACAGGTTACAGGAACAGCATTAGATGATGCAGGTTTTGGATCTACAAATGCTCATTCTTATGGAACATACACAGCAGACAGCGCCACACTAGTTGACAACTTATATGATACTCCACTAGGTGATCAAGAAGATTCAACTACTCCAACAACTGTTGTAGCAACCAATTGGAAAAGATTATCTTATACAGCATCAGTAAGTTCACCAAGCAATGAACCATCAGATGGACAATTATGGTATAATACAAATATTGACGAGGCAGATATTATGTCTCATAATGGAACAACTTGGGTAGGTTATGTAACAGCATACGCAACCACTGATCCTAATGGACCACAATTTTCAGCAACAGCACCTACTACACAATCAGATGCTACTGCACTTGTAGACAATGACTTATGGGTTGATACAAGCGACTTAGAAAATTATCCAAAAATTTACAAATATAATACTTCAGCAACATTAAGTTCAAGTAACACATCTAATAATGTAGTAGTTACTACAACTGGTGCGGCTTGGGTATTACTTGACAAATCAGATCAAACAACAGAAGACGGTATTGTGTTTGCTGATGCAAGATGGCATACATCAACTGATAAAGCGGCAGGTACTAGCACAGCGGCAGGTACAGCAAGTACAATTAAAAACTTGTTAAGTGATGGCTTTTTAGATCCAGATGCGCCGGATCCAGCATCTTATCCACAAGGTATATTATTGTGGAACACTAGACGTTCTGGATACAATGTAAAAGAATACAAAAACAGTTATATAACAACTACAAAATATCCAGGTTCAGGATCAAGTGGATTAGGTAACATTAGATATAACAGCAACGAATCGGTTGCAAGTTACTACCCAGACAGATGGGTTACTAAATCAAGTAACAATGCTGACGGTTCAGGAACTTTTGGAAGAAAAGCACAAAGACAAGCTGTTGTACAACAATTAAAATCTGAGATAGATACCAACCAAGCAATAAGAGAAGATCAAAGAGGATTTAATGTTATTACTTGTCCTGGTTATCCAGAAACAATACAAAATATGATTGGCTTAAACACTGATCGAAACAATACAGCTTTTGTTATTGGTGATACACCATTAAGATTAGAAGGTACAGCAACAGCAATTACAAATTGGGCAAACAATTCAGCAGTAGCTTTAGATAACGGTGATGACGGATTAGTAAGTTCAAGTGATTACTTGGGCGTATTTTATCCATCAGGACTTACTACTGACAATTCAGGAACAGCAATTGTAGTTCCATCATCACACATGATAACAAGAGTGTTAGCAAATAATGACAATCTTGGATATCCATGGTTTGCACCAGCAGGTACAAGACGTGGTCTTATAGACAATTCAACTTCAGTTGGATACATTAAGGCGAGTACAGGCGAGTTCCAAGCAATATCTGTAACAGAAAGTATTAGAGATTCAATGCACACAGTAAAAGTTAATCCAATAACTTTCTTCTCAGGTGCTGGAATTGTTAACTTTGGAAACTTAACTAAAACAACAGCAAGTTCGGCATTAGATAGAATTAATGTTTCAAGACTAGCAGTCTACTTAAGAACACAATTAGATGCAGTTGCTAAACCGTTTATATTCGAACCAAACGATGAATTAACAAGAAACGAAATTAAACAAGCAATTGAAT